CTTTCTTCTTTTTTAATAATGATATATTTTTAAGAGGTTTGTGTTTGTAATTGCGGAATCTAAAGTAAAAGGATGGGTCTAAAACACCTGTCCTTTTTCTTTTGTGTCAAAGCAAACAACAACATGTTAACTCTAAAGACATATTCCACAATAGATTATCATACTTTCAAAAGTAGTCTAGAAAAAGTTATCATTAAAGTGATATATGTTGGGAAGGTTGTAAGGAGATTGTACAATTTTAGTTATAAGACCATCTTCATGGAACTTTTTCGTTGCACGCAATATCGTTTTAGTAGTGCATCCAACAGCATAAGCTATCTCTTTATTATAAAAATTTATCTCTTCTGAAGCATTACGATTCTTTAATAGAAAATGAAGTATTTTTCTTTGTGCTCGTGAACATTTTATTAAATAGCCAACTAAAGCAATGTTAGATGAGTCAATACTCATATTATTCCTTGTGATTTACTATGTACGATTTAATTGCTTCATAACGTGAAAATGGAAGATCACTAAAAGAACGTATATTATTATCTGCGAGTATATTTTCATATAACTTTTTACCGTTCTTGCATAATTTTAGTTGAGTATGTAGATAAGTAACTTCATCCTGAACCAATAAATCTGGTTTATTCTGCAGATGCTTTTCTTCTTCTTGACCATCATCATCTTCAGCTGAGATAGCACATAGTGCCAGAACTGCATATTTCTTCATATATGTAGTAGCAGCTCCTTTTGCCTGATTACCTGGCTTTTCACTCTCTACAAGACGACAGTCTTCAATAAATTGACCAGTAAGCGTATGAATTAATCGAGTATAGAGATATTCCATGCCATTATCATTAGGTCGAGAGAAGTGCCAAATAATGATATTCTGCTTAGATAAAGCACCTTTAACAGATTTATAAATTGCTCCTATTTTAGCATATTTATATTTCTGGAATGAATTATCACCATCAAAACCAGTAGATAAAAAATCATTCTGTGCAAGTAAAAATGCTGATGCCAAACCTCTTATGTCATCTGACATTGCAGGATTATAATTTTTTACTATCAATTGTTCCATTTAATTGTTCTCTTTAACGTGATGTGAAAGTTTTATAATTATTGATTGAAGAATACGACATATGAATCTTATTATACGGCATGCAAACTTTATAAGTATCAATTTCATGCAGAAATATCCTTTAGTGTATTACACTCATATTTTTAGCTTCATATGCATCAACAAACTTTTTTATTTTTCTTCTTGTCTTCATTGAACATGTATCTGGATTACGTCTGATTCTAATAATAGTATTGTAAGCAACTCCCAAATCACGCACCAACTCTGTAATAGATATAAATTCATTATTACAAATGTCATCAAGTTTATTTAGGTATTCTGTTATTGTCATTGTTTTTCCTATGTATATTAATATATTATATAGTTAAGTCTATATAGTTGACAATAAATGTCAATACTATATACTATAATAATAAAATGTTGATAAATAATTGAGACATCGACAATTTGTAAACAACTGAAGTGTAGACAAACTGTCGACAGTTGGAAGTGTAGAGAGGGAAGTGTGAAAACAGTACGCGAGGTTGTACCGGATATGACAATAGCAGAATTATCATCTCTTTTGCAAAAACGAATCGATATTCGTTTGAAATCATTCAATGAAAACTATGATAGATTAAAAATAATTAATTCTGAAATTGAAGAACTAGAAAAAAAGATGGCTGAAGTAATCATAGAACTGGAACCAGTTCAATCTTTGATTTATAATCAAAATCCACATTTAGAAAAAATATTTGAATCACTCAAACGTATTTATGGAAAGGTAGATAATGGAAATGATAGAGAAGCTCACTAATGAATTAGATGCTGAAATTAATCGTGTATGGACGGAATATACAGATCTTCATGAGCAACTTAATACTCATCGTGGTGTACCAATAGATGATAGTAATGTTGATGAAGTTAATAGAATCCTTAAAGAAATCCAAGAGAAGTTTGCTTCATTGTATCCCGCATACCATTTTATTGCATTGAGACATCAATATGCATCAAATGCAGTTACTTTCTACAATGAGTTCATCGATACACTTAAAAAATCTGGTGCTAAACAAGATGAAGTTAATGGCATTATTACAGGTGAAATAGAAGATGGAAGAGCATAATATCTATCGTTCACTTGAAATAAATGAAATTATGGCAACACTTGCAAAGGCACAAAGTAGTTATAATATACTTCTTGCAAACCAGGATGCCCCAGGCGGAAAGTTATCCAATGTTCAATATATTTTAGAAGCTGTGAGTGAATCATTGTCTGAGAATGGTTTAGGGTTCTTCCAGTTCATTGAATTATTAGATAGCAAATTCAAAAGACTAGATTCACCTAAAAAAGAAGAATTTAATCCTACTGATGTTATCAATAAAACACAGTATGCTGAATTACTCTTTGAATTGGATGGATTTGATAGCATTGCCAAAGATATAATGGATGTTTATGACATTCGTACACTTGCAGATATGCCTGCCTGCGAATATTATAAAGCACGATCTAAAATATTGAAGATCAAAAGAACTCAAGAAGAGTATCTCAGAAAAAAATAGTGAGTTATTATCACTCATGAAACACTGTACTTGTGAGGATGTGATTAGACTCCTCACCTCATAAGTAACTCCCATGGTTCGGGTTAGGTTCCATGGGAGTTGTTAGTGAGAAAGCAAGCATTGTAAAATGTGTATTAAATCAGTGTATTAGTCAATTAAAAGACAAACCCCATAGTTAGTTAGGATAACTACAGGGAAGGTAGGGATCAGAAAACCCTTAATTATTATACAGCAGTACCACTAAAGAAGTTAACTATTCCTGTTACTGGGGAATCTGCAGATCCTGCAATTCCATCGAGGTTAATATTTGTGCCTCCAGTATTATTAGTGACAGTTACAAAAGCCGTATTTCCGGCAGCCATAAAAGTATAAAAATTACTGTTTAATTGACCATATCTTGCTCTTTGCAATGTCGATCCAGTTGAAAATCCTATACCCACTATCATTGCAAAAGTTCGGGTAGTCGTAACAAGATTTGCATATAGAGGTTGTTGAACTTGATATGTTCCACATTCACATAATATACCTATAGAAAAATTATACAATCCTGCAGCTGGAGCAGTAAATACACCAGTTCCTGGGTTAAAAGCGCCACCTAAATTGCTGATAGTAGTATCATATATGATTTGATAAACTTCACCACTACCTGTCACATTAGAAACAGTATTTGTCATATAGGCAAAGAATGATGGACCACTTGCTCCACCAACTGTTGCGATAGTAATTGCATTTGCACTTGGGGTAATAGTTATACCACTACCTGCTGTTATTACCGCAGTTCCAAGTTGATTACTAGCTTCAGTAACAACCCTAGCAACAGATCCTACGTTCACACCATCAATACCACAAATAAAAGCTCTATTAAGTTCTAATGCTCCTCCTCCAGTTCCATCACCAATTCTTAGCGTATTGGAATCACCAATAACTCCAGGAGAATTAATAATTACATTATCACTTTCATTGGATGTATAAGCGCTTCCTACGCCAATTCCTAGAAGAGTATTAAAAGATCCTGTCGTGAATGAATCACCTGCACCTGAACCAACAATCGTATTAAACTCTCCTGATGTAATTGATGATCCATTATGCTGTCCTACTAGAGTATTAGATGACCCAGTACTAACTGAATTACCATTTTCCTGACCAATAAATGTATTATTTGATCCTGTAGTAAGAGACGTTCCAGCGTTTTGTCCTAAAGCAGTATTCTTACTACCACTAAGTGTTGCATTACCAGAACCTGCTCCAATAATGGTATTACTACTACCATCAGTGACATCTAATTCAACAGTATTAACACTACCAGTGAAGAGAACTGTAGAACCTGCATTTTGTGATACATTACCGGCATTAAGATTAAGCACACCAAGAACAGGTGCTGCAGTTCCCGCATCAGTAACAACAGTTTGAACTACATCACCACTACCACCAGTTGAATTTAGGGTAATAGTATTCGTTAATGGATCGCCATCAAAAGTAAAACCTACAATACCAGATAAAAGATTAATATTGGAGTTGATATCAGGATCGATAGCCCCACCGGTGTCTCCGGTGAGGGTATCTAATATTCCTGTTCCGCCAGCATTATCTATCTTAGTCCAAGTTGCTAATGAACCTTTGGACATCATATCTCCCGCAAGAGATACGAGTACCCAAACATTTTGATTTGTCTCATTAAGCCATAAGTCGCCTAATGAGACATTTTGTACATCAAATTGGTTTGGATCTCTCGTGTTGAATGTCCAATTGGGTGGTTGATTAGCATTGGTTCCGGTATAAGCGGTTCCTTGTTTTCCACCTAATCTGTTGCTCATTGTTTTCCTTTATAAACGAGCTTCTAAAACAGCAATGCGTGCATTAAGCTTTTTGATTTCATTCAATAGTAATGCTGGTAATACATGATACTGAACTGTTTCTATTTCACCATTATGGTTTCTAACTACAAGATCAGGGAATACTTCATAAACTTCTTCAGCAATTAAACCATATTGTTTTGTTTCAGTTGGATCTGAATTATATGCAAAGGTAACTGGATTAAGTTTATAAATATTATCAGAATCATCTGCCATTGGATTAATATTATGCTTAAACCTTCTTGCTGAAACTACAGTACCAAGTAAACCAGTGTTATCAACAACAACAGGTATACCACTAACTCCAACAGTCTTTCCAAATACACCAGCAGTAGTAATACCTCCACTTCCAGATTGAAGTGTCAAACTTGACGTGGTATTAACACTTCCCACTGTTACTGTTTTTGCACCAGCACCGGTACCTAAACCTACACCTGTTGCTGTAGAATCACTCGATATTTGTATAAGTCCTGTACCAGAATTAATAGTAATAAGACCATTGTTAGTTGTTGCAGTAATAGCACCAGTTCCAGATTGTAGGGATAGATTTGATGTACTATTAGTACTTCCTACAAGAACTGTTTTTACTCCTGCACCATTACCTATTGATATGGAACTGTTTGTCGCATCGTTGCCTATGAATATAGGTCCTGTTCCAGCATTAACAGTCATCGTCCCATTGGTACTAGTTATATTTAAATTACCACTACCAGCCTGAATTGTTGTTGGTGATGTAGTATGTGTGCTTCCCACTGTAACAGTTTTAACACCGGCACCCGTACCAACATTCACTGTGCTTGTAGTTGCATCAGTTGCTAATGACACGGTTCCACCATTAGCAGTAATTCCAGCAAAAGTAGTAGTAAATGTATTAGATGAACCACCAAATGATAAACCAGTTGTCCCACCTGCAAATGTAATTGCTGGACCAGTTTGTGCGCCACCAGTATCACCAGTGATTGAAGTTATGACACCACTAAAAGTTCCAACTGTACCAAGCTGTCCAGTAGAACCAATAAATACAGGAATTCCATCAGCACTTGCCGGAGTAATTCCACGTATACCATGGATGAATGAGTGATTAAGTTGTTGAGTTCCTGTACCTGTTCCAGCGCCAATTACTAATGTATTTGATTGTGATGCTGGAGCTGTTCCATTATCATTTATGGCTATATTACTACTTTCATTAGATCCATAACCAGTTCCTGCATTAGTTCCAATAACAACATTCTCAACTCCAGTTGCCAATGAATTTGCAGCATTTAAACCAAAGAAAACGTTATGGATTGCATTACCTAATGAAACACCAGCACTTGGCCCAATAATAACGTTATTAGCAGCACCACCAGATAATGAAGATGCTGCACTATTACCGATTAAAATATTACCGTTACCGTTGAATGAACCTCCGGTATTTGCACCGATCATAATACTACCGGTACTTCCACTGAATGTACCTCCGGCATTAGACCCAATGCAAACATTACTACTGGCACCACTCGCCGAATTTCCTGCGATTGATCCAATAAAAGTATTGTTAGACCCATTTGTTAATGAAGTTCCTGTTGCATGCCCAACTATAGTATTGCCAGAACCAACGTTTAAGGCTATCCCTGAATCTGCACCAATTACAACATTACTATTACCAGAAAAAGAAGTAGTAGCAGAGTTACTACCTAATACTGTATTGTTAGAACCTGATATTCCAGCATTTCCAGAATTGAGACCAATAATAGTATTTCCACTACCATCAGTAACATTTAATTGAACTATATCGGTAGATCCAGGAGCGCTGAATGATACGGTTGATCCTGCATTGAGAGTTGCAATGTTAGCAATAATGTTAAGCGTCCCACCACTTTGCGTTGCAGTACCATTATCAGTAGGGAATGTTGAAGCTCCACCACCACCGCCAGATGCAGCGATCGTAATAATATTTGCTCCAGGAGTAATTGTAATACCAGACCCTGCTGTAAGAACTGCCGTACCTAATTGATCATTTGCTTCAGTTACTACCGTTGCTACAGAACCTACGTCTGCTCCATCTATACCACAAATAGATACTGCATTAAGTTCTCCTGCTCCGATACCAGTTGCATTACCTATTCTTAAAACATTTGATTCACCAAGAGATCCTATTGAATTGAGAAGTATATTACTACTTTCAGAACCAGTATAACTATTTCCTGCACCAAATCCCATTATGATATTGTTTTCACCAGTCAATAATGATTGGCAGGCATTTTGACCAATAGCTATATTACCATCTGCAGAAGTAAGTAATGTATAAATACCAGATCCTAATGCAACGTTATTTGGACCAGTCATTGTAGCATTACCAGAATCTCTACCAACAATAGTATTTGTATTAGCATCAGTAATATTAAATTCAAGAGTACTTCCACTCCCAACAAATGATACTGACGATCCTGAGTTTTGTGATGAAATACCTGCTATAATATTAATATTTCCAGCAGATGGAGATATAGCACCCCCAGTGTCTCCTGTGAGTGTCGATACACCTCCACCGCCACCAGTAGCTGCAATAGTAATAGTATTAGCTCCAGGAGTAACAGTGATACCACTACCTGCAGTAATAACTGCTGTTCCAAGTTTATCACCAGCTTCAGTAACTACTGTTGCTACGGAACCGACGTTAACTCCGGCTATACCAGAGATAAATGTTTGAGAAAGTTGACCAACACCTGATCCAGTACCATCACCAATTCTTAGTGTATTATTTTCACCAGTGGTTCCTTCGGTACTGTATCCTATACATATATTACTATGTTCATTACCGGTATAATTAAATCCTGTAAGAGTACCAAGTAAAGTATTTATTCCACCTGTTGTAAGCTTTGAACCTGCAAGATCACCAATCATAACACTTCCTGTACCAGTTGTAAGAAGAGCTCCAGCGCTTTCTCCTACTATGGTGTTAACAGTTCCTGTTATACCAGCTCTACCTGCATCTAAACCAATAATTGTATTATTATTACTATCAGTGACATTGAATAGAAGTGTACTACCTGATCCTGAAAATGATACAGAAGATCCTGCATGTAATGAAGCTACATTAGCAATAATATTAATATTACCGGCAGATGGTAACACAGCACCACCAGTATCGCCAGTAAGTTCAGTAACAGCTCCAAGAGCAGAAACACTTTGAAAAGTTGGATGTACCCCTATACCATTCGATGTTAATACTTGCCCAGCAGATCCTGGATCTTGAATAACTTCAAGAGGAGAAGTACTAACTACTCCACATAAAATAACACCAAAACCCTGTTTACCGACTGCCATCTCAAATAATTGGGTACCGGTACCACCTTCTACAATTGGTAATGGCGATTGTTGTTTATATGACATTATAATCTCCTAATATAATTCGTAACTTGTTCCATTGCCGAGGACGGAAGCAGATTGAAAAGCACTATCCATTACAAACGAAGTTGCTCCATCAATATCAACGACGCCACCAACTGTTGTAACAGTAATATTATTAACGTTAGCGTTTCCAGTTCTATCTTTTATAACATATGGTTCACCAAGAAGTGCACTATTAGGTAGTTCAATTGTTATAGGAATAGTAGAAGTATCAACACTGAGATAAAGATCTGTGGTAAGTACCACATATGGGGAAGTATTGACATTAACATATTGATAAAATACACCAGTACTTGTAACTGTTACTGTATTTCCAGCGCCAGATGTCGTGATTCCCTGACCTCCAAGAATATTAAGAATACCTAATGCAGGAACTGCATCTCCAGCATCAGTGTCAAATGTATCTACAGGAGTAAAACCACTATTTTCTAGTTTAACCCATGTAGCAAGTGAACCTTTAGATCCGGGATTACCTTCAAGTGATACAAGTGCCCATAATGTTTTATTAGCCTGATTAAGCCATAAATCACCAAGCGATACATCATTTTTATCATTTTGATTGGGATCTCTTTGACCAAAGGTATAGTTTGGTGGTTGATTCGCATTTGTTCCGACATATGCGGTACCCTGTTTGCCGCCTAACATATTACTCATTCTCTCTCCTTATACATAATAACCTGATAATGTGATATTTCCTGTTCCGGCAGTTCCTTTAACATACACAATTGTATTTTTAGGGAACAAAGCTACATGTGCATTTGGCTGTGAATTAGTCTGTGAAGGTAATTCAAAAGATGTTAAAGCTGATACATATTCATGATCATGAATTCCATCATAACTCACTGTTATGTCTTCATTGCTTGCATTAGTAATTCGAATAAAAAAAGGTGACTGGATAAATCCAGGACTATTGAGAGCGGCATAAGTTCCATTAACTGTAGATGAAGCCTTACTACTCAATATAAATGGTTTTACTGAATTTTGAGCCATTCTAGTCTCCTTGTACGATGACTGCTGGTTCAGAATCTGCAGCTACTGCTGGTGCTGGATTAGGATTTGCCGACTGGATTGATTGTAATGATAATTCGTTTAATTTTTGTAATACATCAAATCCTGCATCGATTGCATTTCCCCAGCTTGCTCCACTTGGCATTTGGAAAACAAAATTGAAATCACCCTTTTGAACTTCGATAGTTATATACTGTTTCATTTGCATGAAATCTCCTTAAAAATTATATATTTTAGTTATTCCAAGCATAGCTTCCCAGTATTATAAATACCAGAAATCTATGCTTGTGAGTAATGAAGCGCTTTTTAATAAACCTTATGCTGCACAGGTTATATTTGTCCAAGTTGTACCAGCATCAGTATTGATATAAGCACGTGAAGTTGCACCAACTGGATTTGATCTTAAGTATAATGATCCAATAGGGGCTGTTATAGAACCATTAGGATCTCCAGTACCAGAAAGTACAAGTAATCCACCAGGTAAACTTAGTCCACGACCAGTAGTTGTTACACTTAATCCATTAGCAGCAGCTATATTTGTTCCCGTAGGTGTATTAAGTACCAACGTAGAACCTGCAGTTGTAGAACCCACAGCCGTAGGATGTGCAGTTGCACTTGTTCCTAAATTCAATCCTACTGTACCACAATTAATTGCTACTGCAGTTGTACTTGTAACATTACCTATAGTAATAACTCTTGCTGCTGCGCCGGTACCTATATTGATATTTTGTGCTACAGCATTATTACCAATGTTAATTATACCAGCGGAAGATTCGATTCCAATAATTCCTGTTGCAGCTATAGCAAATCCACCACCGGCAGCAAAATTTATAAACCCTGTACTTGTTCCTACAATACCGCCAGTACCCGACTGAATGGCAACCGATGTAGCACCAATTACGTTACCAATAGTTATTGCTTTAGCAAAAGCATCGGCACCAATATTTAATGCACCAGTTCCTGTAGTAACAGTCAATGGTCCATTAGCTACTTCAAGTTCAATACCGCCTGTTCCTGCAGTAAGTACTATACCACCTGCCGCATTTGATGACGCTATAGTAACATCACTACCAGTTGCAGATCCTGCGTTTAAACTTATACCACCAAGAGCTGAAGATAATTCTATAGAATCAGCAGATGTACCTTGAGTAGAAGTTAATACAATAGTTTCTAATGCACCCCCATTAGCAGTAAAACTTATTGCTGGATTTGTATTTGAAGTTGTAGTGAAACTTAATGCAGCAGCAGAAGTTAAATCGAAATCTCCGTTAACTGTAACATTACCTGTAACATCAAGATTACCGTCAAGATCAGTATTACCAAGGACTTCGACTGTTGAACCAAAAGTGGCAGCACCCGTTACATTAAGAGTTGAGCCAAGGGTAGTAGTTCCAGCATTTAATGAACCCAAAGCAGAAGCACTTCCCGGTGCCATATTAAGATCGCCAGCAGTTATATTTACATCACCGGATGTTACGGTGATATTACCTGGATTAACAGTGAGAGCGGTTAATACTTCTGATCCACCAGTGGTACTAGTCCATGTATTAACACCACCAATAGAGGAACATAAAATAAAATATGATTGGGATACGGTGTTGACCCAAATACTACCTATTTCAGCAGCATCTGATACTAGAGGGTCTCTTTTTGCAACAATAGGCTCCTGCTGCAATCCAGCCTGTGGATTGGGATAACCATAAAGGGTGTTACGTCGATTAACTTTTGTACTCATTATTATTTCCTTAGTAGTTATAAACTTGTCTACTCAATTAAATTAAATTTCTTACCAAGATACAAATTATTTGACTAAACTTCGCTATCATGATAGTATATTAATAGAAAGGTAAATAAAATGATTGAAAATAAAAAACGTACACAAATAACATTTGATATAAATCCAGAAATAAAACAGAAAGTTAAGATACTGGCTGCTCTTAGGAATATCAGTATTAATTTATGGGTATCCAGAGCTATAAATGATCGAATTACAAAAGAAACTAAATATGATGAAAGTGGTGATAATGGAAAACAAAAAACTTAATAGATGGCATTATCTAGGGATACTAGTAATTATTTGTCTCATATTATCTGAAACCAATAAAAATATAACTAATAAAGAAATTGCAGAAAAAATAGATTTTGTATGGAAAGATAATGGAGCATATATCGATAAAATCATTAAAAAGTTGAATGATTTAGAATCAAAAATAGATGATTTAGAATTAGCCTTATTGTTAAAGGAATAAAATGATCTCATATCAAGGGTTAATGAAATTTATGGCAGCATCCACAGTATTCATTTTATGGATGACATGGATTGCTGCCCCAGTTCTAATAATAATATATTTGATTCTTAAAGATATTATAAAATATACTATCTCATTTATCATCTAACAGTGAATTTATTAGCTACTTTATCAATCTTATCACCAATTTTATCCTGAACTTGTTGTTCAATGTCTCTTGGAGGTATACCACCATTGGCTTTAATAATAGATCGTGCAGCTTTTGCTTCAATTTCTGTTAACTCATTAAGTGAACGTATATTTTCTATTAATTTCTTTTTTCCAGCATCTGTTTGCATAAGCGTAGGTATAGTTTGCATGAAAAGTTGAACTTCTTGCTGAGTAATTCTTGGTCCAAAATATTGTTTTGCATTCTTAACAAACTCAGTAGAAAGCTTTTCGAATTCTTCAATATCAGCGGCATTACCTGATTTCCATTTTACTGCACCTTTTAAAAGCTCAGCAAATGGAGCAGTAAGTCCACTAATAAAAGGAGCATGTTCAAGTTTTGATAAAGCTGACCATAGAGCGGCATTAGGAAGATTGCCCTTATCTATAAGAGTCTCCATTCTTCTAAGTCGTAAATTTCCTTCCTTAGAAGCTTTCTCTTTATCTTTCAAAGTATCGACATATGTTTTAGTTTCTTTAATAAGTGATTCTCTTTCCTTAAGCCCAGCTTGTCGCTTTGCAAGTTCAAGCTTTTCTCTTTCTCGTTTTTCCTGTGGAGAAGTAAATACACCTTCAAGTAACTTAGCCCGTTCAGGAGTTAATTGTTGTTCTTGTTGTTGTATTTGGGATTGTTCTTGAGGTTGTTGTCCTGCTTGTTGTAAAGATTCTATTCCAGGTTGTTGTTGACCAGGCTGTTGGTTCAATTGCATCAAAGAACTAATGTTCTGTAATGCATATTTTCTCTCATCAGGTCCGAGATGACTTAAAAAGTTCGCAGTATCTTGTCCCAATAAAGGAGCTAACCCTTGAGCAAACTGATTACGTTCTGATTGTGCTTCATATTGTTTTGATAGTTGCGCTAATTTATGTTGTGCTAATTGGTTTAGACCAGTGCCCAATACTTCACCAAGTCTACCACCTGCATTTGTACCTTGTATTACTTGCATTGTATCTCCTTAACTTTGCAGTTTTTTATTGAGTAGGAAAGATTGATAGAAAGATGGGGCAGCTTGAGCAGCTCCTTGAAGTAGATTCTCTCCAAAACCAGGTTGATGTTGTTGATAGATGTTTTGGAATGAAGGACTTAATCCTAATGCAAGTTGTTGTAAAGCATTTTGTCTATTTTGTTGTCCATATTGAGATTGCATTGCAGCAAGATTTTCACTTAATCCTGCTCCAGCTTGTCCTAATTGAGCAGCAAATGCCGGTGAACTAATAGAGTTCTGACCCATACTAGAAAAACGTTCAGCAAGTGAAGGAACAGTTTGTTGATTAAATTGGCTTTTTGCTTGTTGTGCAATTGGTTCAAATCCAGAATAAGGATTTTGTAATCCTTCATGCCCTTGTTGTAAAAGAAATTGTAATACACTTGCTTGCTCAGGACTTATTATTGGAACTTGTTCCACACCACCTTCTTTACCACCACCACTCAATAAACTTGTGAGGAAACCAAGGATACCGCCACCGGCAGCACCAACAGCTGCGCCAACTCCAGGTACTACTGCATTTCCTATTCCTGCACCACCACCTGCTCCACCTAATGCTGCTTTTAAAGCATCAATCCAATTTGCCATGTTATCTCCTATAATTTTTTATTGAACTAGTAATAACTAGAATTTACAATATTCGAGAGTTATTTGCGAGTCTGTAAAAGTAACACCTGAATTATTGTTTATAATAACCTGAGTTGCAGTAACTCTCACTTCAATATTATTACCAGTAGCACCAGCAAATGGTAAAGGATATCCTACAAGAGTTCCAGTATTGGTTGCGGCACCTGAAATAAACATCCATTTAAATGTATTAGTAACATCAATATTATGATTAACTGCTGTAATACCAGCACCTAAAGCTCCGGTATTTACCGTCATTAGAAAACCAGGACGTAATTGAAGTGGATCATTTGGGTTAGCATTAGGATTAAAAAATAATTTACCGCTTACAAATTCTTGATTAATGTAATAACCAGTACATTTAGTATTTAAAGCAACAGCAATATTATTGACATTCTGATAGAGACGAACTAAAAGTTCTTTAAACTCTGGACTGTTAACTTCTACTTCATAAAGTCGAGAGACATCCCAAACATTCGTAGTTGGAACATATGAACCGGTATTTATCTGTTGATTTGGTATATATGCCATTATAATCTCTCAATATGAATAATGTCTTTAATGGTTTTTTTAATTTCATAATCAACATAAGGAATAAGTACATTAATATCCATTTCGCTTTCAGGATATGTCTCTAATAAACAAGGAAGATTTTCATTAAATTTTAGTAAAATATTAATTAAATCCATCATTTCTTGTGTCGTTTTATCCATTATATCCTTATTGGAATCGATAACTTGTAGGTTGTGCGTATATACACATTGCATGGAGAGCAAACCCAGATTGCATAATATTAATATCTCTCATTTGAGCATCATTAAATATTAATTGTAGCTGAATAACTTCACCATCAGCTTGGAAATATACTGGATGCCATAAACGTACTGCATCTGCTTCAAGCGGTATATCAGGATAAGCAAACATATCTAATGTTCCCGTTCCTAATAATACTCCATTGCCTAAACTATCTTGTAATAGAGGTGTAACTGAAGTAGATACATAAAAATCCACCTGAATTTGGCTTGCAGGAGTATTATCAACCATGAAATCTACTTTAGATACATAGTTATTTCTACCTTGTTTTGCATAGAAATTATATTCTTTTGTTGTGATAGATATTTGGCTAACTCGGGCAATTAAACCACCACCCATATATGTTCCAGTAAACAAAGCAACAGGTCCTATTTCAAATGTATTAGCATCTATTACATTTGTTACTTGGAATATTTGATTATTAAGACCATTAGATGAATCTGACCATATAGCATCTTGTATAAAAATATAATCTTCATTTCTTAGGTTATGTTCAATAACAGTTAAAGTAGTTATTATTCCTGTTAAGAAAACGTTAGTTATCTGTAAAACGGGTGCATTTGTAGGATCATCTGCATCACAAATGAATGTATAACCTTCTTGATTGCCTGCAATAACTTGTCTAAATTTAGCTTGAACTGATCCACTATCCCAAGTGACTGTATCATCCCAAGTGATTGTTGTTGAAGTCCATAAAATTCCATTAACAGGTTGAAAATACCCAAAACAAGTAATTGAGTCATCATTAAAGGCCCATGTTCCTGTCTTATAATTGAAAATTAGCACTCTATTGGGATAAGGAAAATCATCAGATGCCTGAGTATCAGGGAAGGTCCAATAGACCATTTCTACATAAAAATCTCTAATACCATAAACCCTGAATACGCCTTGACCATCATTATGAATATCAAATACAGTATCTGGTATTTTTTCATCAATACGCTCTACGTTTGCACCATTACAAGCATGAATACCAACATTTCCTACACCAATACATATCTTATCAAATGGTACAATAGAAAATGTAGATTCTGCACCAAGCTCAGTATTAATCTGTTGCCAGTTAAATGGATATGCTTGATTACCAGTATATACAAGCTCCCATGTTGATCGTTCAAAGAAAACTATAAGACGATCCTTAACAAATTCTACCGTAATAATTGCTTCAGTCGTTGATGCATCAATAGCATTACCACGACCAGGAATATCCTGACGCCATGCAGAAGAATCTAATGGGGAACCTACTTGGGAGTATCGACATCTATTACTATAATTAGTCCCCGGCAAAGCATTTGCAGGGCCTTCCCATGTATTAAATGCCACTAATCTATTTTTGAAAGGAACAATTATTCGTGCTGAATTAAGAAAATTTGGCGTTGCGTCTATTTGAGGATTGAAGTTATTCCACTGCGTTCCATCATAATAACGCATGAAGTTAGGTTCATTCTCATTAAAGTTTGTCACAAAGAATATTTTAGCTGATGCATCTGCCCCGGTCCATGTAGTTGACCAGAAAAATTGTGAATTATCGCCAGTCCATACTGCAGCTCCTGGTGTAGCTTCTGCCCCAATTCTATTCCATGCACCCATAACAAATGTATAAGCATAACGAGTATCAAATCCAACTACAAATTCATCGTTAATACTAATTTGTTCATATGTTAGTAAGCCCATAACAGGAAGATTAGGATAGAATATTACAGGAGTTCCATCAGGTAAAGCAACTGCAGTAATATTAAAATTTGATGTAGTAAGGTCGTATGTTGCAGGTGCGAGAGAATTATCTGTACGCAACATTTGTTGTGGACCTACCACGGGATTGAATACTGTAAATACTATTGTACCTATACTAAATGCTTGTCCTATACTTGTAGGCATTCCAGCATCAGCTAAAATAGTTCTAACATTACCTGATAATGAACCAGCAGTTATAGTTCCTATATTAATACCTAAACGAGTACCTAATGGACTATCACCAAGCCACCGTGATCCAAAACGTTTTCTTACGCGTCCTCTAAAAACATAAGCATTATTCAGTTCAGAAAAAGCCTCATCTGGTATCAACCATGGTTTAACATTAGTTTGAAGACCACTATTCTGATCGTAAGGAGCAATAAAAAAACGGTCTGCCATATTAGTACCCTATCGCTAAATAAGCTACTGTTACCGATCCTGGTGGATTAGCTCCTCCAAATTTACTAAAGGTAACATTAGGGAATGAGATAACACTTATACTAATAACATTGTTATAAGAATGACTACTATCCAAAGTAGTTGATTGCACAGTAAGTAAAGCTGCAAAAGGGGGTGAACCAGGGACATCGGTATTAACATTGATAGTTACTGATCCGCCACCACCGAAACCTATACCTGAATGCCATTTAAGTAATATCCCTGAAGGTAATCGTGTCCATCCTGGATTAGTCCATCCCGCTGAAGTAAATTCTACAATTTGAGCAGCTAATGGTGCAGTTGAACCTGCTTGATGAGTAAACACCAATTCAGGTTGGCCTGTAATAGCAGATACTTGAGAATATAACTGAACAATACCAGCTTGTGGAACAGGTACTGGATTTTGTGTGGGGAATGAAACTCTATTATGCATTCCCTCATTGATAGTATTATATGATACATGATCTACTGAAAAATCTGCATCAATAACAGCAAAGTTCTGATTAATTGGGACTCGAGTTACACCTAATGTTTGTCCCGCTAACGGCACATTATTTAATGCCATACTATCTCCTTAATAAGGCCAGCCGCCATTTCCGAACCAGCCAAAACCGTAAATCTTTCCTTGAGTATAGATCGTTACTGTTCTTTCATTTGCCTGCTGTGTTAATGACGTTCTTAGTACTAAGCGTTCTTGTTGCTTAAATTCAGGCATTATCATTTGAACAGAATCTGAATCCATACGATCTTCAAATATCTTTTTTGCCGCACCGTAGGCAATATATTGCCACCATTGTGCTAATTGAGGTACATCAGTTTTATTAAGTAGTTCTGTAGGTCTTATATCGACCTCAATCTGAACACTATATGTTTTATCTGGTACCGGTCTAATGGTGAACTTATTATCGTAATACAATATACCTAATGGCTTACCAGGTTGATAAAGAACACCTTCAAACCAAATAGTTGCCATATTTTGTGTATTAGATGGAAATGTAATCGTATATTCACCAGTAACATAATTAATAAAGTTATTTGGATTTTGTATTGTATCATACGGTGGCACTAATGGGACATTTGCCTGAGTAAGGTTGCCTATTGTGTTACTAATAGGTATATCTACCATAACCATTGAAGTCCCATCAGTGTTCAAGCAGTTAAAATTAACACTCTCTTGCAGAATAAATGGTAATGCATTTATTAAAGGAGCTGCAGGAGGAGGAGGAATTACTTGACTTGAAAAAGGTCCCGAAGAATTATTACCTCGTAAAAGAGTATCAGAGATAGTAGCAAATTGTGGCCACATGCCATAAAATACTTCACGCCATTGAGTATAAAAACATTGTACACCAGCTATAAAAAGAGGTGGGTGCACTGCAATATATTTATTTTGAAAGTTATACAATGGATCAGTTTGTACAGTAGTATTAGTATCATAAACGTCAACGCCCGGCTGTGTATAAAAAGTAAGTAATGTTCTTAAAGAGAATAAACGTAAATGCTCAGGAAAATCATACAAAATAAATGTATTAATATATTCATTTAATTGCATATCACTAAGTTGAGATATAGACGGACTTCGTGTAATCCTACGTACTTTTGTTTGGATAGATTGTAAAGTAGAATAACTTGAATCAGGTACTATTGCCATCACACGACTCCTATTTATATTATTCCGGGTAAGGTGTACCAGCTAAAACATTTTGTGTTGCTTGAGTTAGTATACTACTTATTTCTCCAACAGGTACAACTGTAGCAGGTGTTCCAAATGCACCAGGCTGGAATGCAGGAACAACAAAATCATCAAAATTAGTTGTATCAAGTTGTACAGTAAACTGTGTAGCATTCACTACAATTATAGATCCAGAAAATTCATCTGCCTGCACCATACCAAATCCATCCGGTATATTAAGACGAATAATTAATCCGGTAGAATATTGATGATCACCAGGATTAATACCATCAAATGTAGTAGTTACCAATGCATTTTCATCTTGTGTAATAGAAAGAATATTTCTCATCGCACGTTGAAATGTTGGAGACTGAACTGCATAATAATTTGGAGTATTTGGTATAGGCATTCGTTACCTTGGTGATACTAATATCACTATTTATGGAGAAACTGTTACTTCTACTAAATTAGATGGATACATATCAACATCATCATCCATATATTCTAATGAGTGGAATGCATAACGATGGACTTTTCTAGCCATTTGTAATGCATTAGTGTGTAATCTTCCATCAGCGCTAACACCACCACGAACACCACTTATTCCTTTTTCACCAGGAAGATGCTGATATTCTCTATAAAAACAATTATTGTTTAGATGACGTGCAACACCTCTTGGGAGTGTATAGCGTTCACCATCGTATAATTCGTATATTGCATTCTCATCCCCAGGATAATACTTATAGCTAAAAACAACAGAACCCCTACCACCATTAGTTGCAGGATTTTCCAAGTTTTTAAATATGCCCGTAACCATTTCAGCATCACGATCACGCAACTTTTTAATTTGCTTTGAAAGTTCCTCACGAGTGACCTTCTTATGAGCACCTGTATGAGTAGCTGTAGCTGATTTAACTTCTGGTTTATTCATAATTTTCCTCCTATTACGAACCATGGAATGGAAAGAGTACTACCACATAGAGCACTCTTTCCATTAATTTATCTTATTCGTTGTCGACTGCAAAAGATTTACCAGCAACCCAATAAATAACATCGCTAGCAACACCAGCTGGAGAAGCCGCTCCCGCTTGAAGTTGAATACCTACGTATCCTACGTTATTTGTTGAATCACCAAGAATATTTGCACCCGCATTAAGTGCTTCAGCAGTATTTTCACCCATCGGAACAACTTGAGCCGGAGTAAATCCAGGATCAGTTGTAAGAGGGAATGCAAATGCTGAGAATCCTGTAGTATCTTGATCAATAGTAATAGTGTTTGTAACACCATCATTATCTGCTTGACCAATTGCAACGATTGTAGCTTGCACACCATCTAATTCTGTCATACCAAATGCCACAGCACTCACTGTAGGAACAATTAATCTAACAGTTTGGCCAACAGTAAACTGATGGTTAACTGATAAAGTAACAATCGCTTGTGTAGCTTGTGTAATTTTAGTGATGAAGCGTATAGGTGGATAATATAAAGGATTAAATGGAATACGACGGAATGTACCAGCACCTGGATTAGCAGCTGCTATTTGAGCCATATATGCGAGAGTAAAACTTACTCCTGCACTTATAGCACCAATAGTAAAGTCTAAACCACGTAACTGTAATGCACCCACTGTGAAGAAAATACGCACTGTATCGCCATTGTTTAATGATGATGTATTAGACGTAAGAACTACAGGTGGATTTCCGGCAGTAATACCGGTAAGTGCTAATGAAGGACCAGGAATATTTACTGAACTATCTACTAAAAAGAAACCTGCGTTAGCAGCGATTTGAGATATAGAAAGAGCATTTGTTGTAGTAGTCTTAGTATAAATCGTACCGCGACCTTGCGTCATTCCCAATTGCCAGTAGTATTCTACACCCTGACCTGCACCGGCAGAATAGGATTGTGTAATATTCTTGACCCATATCCAATCTATACCACTGGTAAGTTGGATAGTTACCGCAGCACCATTAGAGGTAAAGCGGCCTTGATTAGTTCCTGAAAAAATAACTGACATAGCATTCTCCTTATCGTAATGTACAACGCATGTTAGTTATCCAGAGATCATTAAGGATACGCGGAACTTCAGCAAAAACATAACCAATGGTTACATTTTGGAAGAGCGGATCCGAGAACACTGGCGGTCTATACAAGAAACGAGCAGAATAATTATCTTGCTCAACGCAAGCTAACGCTTCCATACCTTGTACAAACACATTGTAAACATTGTTACCCAATGCGGAAGCATTTGGAGAAACAGATGCTACTGAAGAAAGCATGAAGCGAACGTTATTGACGCTTCCCCACTCACTTCTTAACACACGATTATCATTTGGATAGTTCCATTTAGAAATGAACCCATTAATATTGTTCAAATCTTTGGATAATTGAGTGTGACCCAAAGCCAAGTACGCGTCACGTACTGGACCGGTACCAAATTTATCTTCACCACCGATAGTATCTAAAATCATCCACGCATCATTAGTTAACAATGTTGAAGTAACTTCATCAATATCAGAAAGAGATAAATCAGATGGAAGATCACCATTACTACCACCAGTACAGTTATATATGGAAGCAGTTGATGCTAACATATCACGTGTTAATTGATCTTCGGTCATACGTAAACTGAGGCCCAAAAGCTCTGCAGTTTCGTTAAGAACCG